TAGAGGATATAGATATAACAAAAGGTTATGTACTAATTAAGGCTGAGGCTTACAAAGAGTACGAGGATCATCTACCTAGCGCTGTTGATTATGCCTTTGAGATGCGTAGCGATAGGGGCGTAATCCCAATTACACAATACAGCCCCACAAGCACCAAACATCGCCTGCGAGCTATCCGCCTCAGCGGCTCGCCAGCGAGTTGTGATGCTAGCGTAGGTGTCAAGCTACTCGCGAATATGTGGATAAGTTGAGCGTATGGCCTGCGTGTCGTCCACAGGTTTAGGTTGCTTGTGGATAACTCCTGTGGATAACTATTTAACATTGTGTAGCAATTCTAAAGCTTTGTAGGCTTGTTGAGGTACGACACCATTACCTAATATCTTCAACTTTTGGGATCTAGGTAAATCTACATCGCTAACCCAGCCATCAGGCAAACCCATCATATACTCTACAAACTTTACGTTTAATCTACCTTGATCCAATGCAGGCGGTACTTCTTGCAGGTGCATTTGGCTGCGTGGGTCATATCGCTTCTGTAATCTCGACATTGTCCTGACCCTTCCTGAGTTGTTGGTGTCGGGAATAACCTCGCCCAACTTACTAACGATAAGTTGTGATTGCCCTTGATGCCTTTCCTTTGCGACTGCGACTCCGACCAATGAGAGTCGCTGGCTGTGGGTGTTGGTATATTCAGCATTATTACTACTTTGTTCAAATCCATTTGACCATTCAAACCCGGTGCTCCCTTCGCATCGTGTGCCATTGGAGTAGGCAAGGATAAATAGTCGCTCTCGCCTGTGTGGCGCACCGACCTCACTAGCTCGTATAAGAGTCCATCTTGCGTCATACCCGATAGAGGCAAAGTCGCTGAGGACTTCTCTAAACCCAAGTCTAAAGTGTCCTCGTACGTTTTCCAGGATGACGTACTGTGGTCGTAATATGCTAATGGCCTCTTTAATGTATGGCCATAGGTGTCGCTCATCTTGTGCCCCTTTTCTAAGTCCTGCTTGGCTAAATGGTTGGCAGGGATAACCTGCTGTGAGTATGTCTATAGGCTCAACCTCAGCCCAATTAATTATTTTTAAGTTGCCTAGATTAGGCTTGTTTATTCTTGCGTCTATGACTTTACTAGCGTGCTTATCAAACTCTGACACCCATACTGTCTCAGCCTGATAATAAGCCTCTACAGCCATATCTAGGCCGCCATACCCTGTACATAATGAGCCTATTTTAAGCATCAAAATCCACCAATAAGCACACGCTCATACAGCCGCATACTGTGCATTGTAGGGTTTTAACGTTAGGCGGCAGGTTATCTGCCACTATGCGCTCTAACTGGTCTGTTATCTTTTTACACTTGCGACACTCAAAGCGTATTAACTCGGTCATAACTGCAACGCCTGACTCACAGGCAGGTAAGTCACGCATTTACGCACGTTGCCAGGGCTGTCAAACTCTGTTTTAGCCGGAAAGTCACGCTCTATCCACCATAGCTCTAGTTTGCATAGGTCAAAGGCATACACGCCCTGTGGTGTGCTATTGATATACCAGGGCGCATAGCCTTTATCTACAGCTGTAGCCATAAGCACATCGTACTTATCGCGCTCTAGTATTAAAGTGTCATAATGCTTAGACCTGCATTTTAGCTCTATTTGTAGTTTGCCGTAGTCGCTGTAACAGTCGTAGGCCTCGTACTTGTTCATAGGTTGTTCAAGGTCTTGCAGATAGCGTGTTTTTAGATAGTTGTATAACTCTGTCTCGTTCATCTACAGTCCTTACAAAACCAGACCATATTCTCTTTAGGATCACTTGTGACATAGCCTGCCTTGTCAAATTGTCGTATGCCTGAGCACTTGTCGCAGGTCTCCATCTTGTAAGTGCTAACAGCTACGCCGTTCTTAAATAGCGTAGCCATCATTGTGGCCGTGTCTGTTAGCTCTACATAATCGCTCATAGCTGCGGCTTCCATCCTGTACTTGTCTGCATATACCAGGATGGCGCGCATTGATTAGCCTTGACCTTCTCGCTACAACCATAAACGCCCCAGGCTTTGCCGTTCTTTTCACCGCTGCGCCACACGCGTGGGCCGTGATTACAGGTAGGCACGCCGGGATCTGTTGTTACCATAGTCTCAGCTAACGTAGTAACAGCTTGTGCAAGGGTAGGTATAGCAGCTGCTGCCGGGTTTGTAGCCCAAAAGTCTGTATTATCAGGTGCTACATCCTTTGTAGATAGCGCCTCTACCTTTTCCATATCTTGCCTTGTACTGCGTGCTACACCGCCAGGGCTAAGCAAGCCAATAACCCGGCCGTAGGCGCTTGTGACTGCGTTTTCTACCCAAAAGTATTGGTTTACACCGCGATCAGATCGCACCTCGTAGGCATAATCTACGGCGCTTGGCACTACATCCTCGTACTCACGATAGGCCTCGGCCTTAATAAGCACATAACCCTTTGTTATATCTATGTCCTCTATGTATGCGACTAAGCGCAGGCTCGGATATTCGGCCCTTACACGAATAATGCGTGCGTTTACATCCTCGTAGCCCTCTAGGAAGCTGCTCATCGTGTTAGCTCTGCATCTCGTAGCGCCTTAGCAATATTGCGCCCTCTGACAAAGCCCTCGCCGTGGCCGTGCTTAAAGCCTATTGAGTAGCCAATAACCATAAACAAAAAGCCAAGACCGCACGCGGCAAGGCCTATAAGTATATCTAAACTGTTCATTTGTAGCCCCTAACTTAGGGCCGGTGGGCGCACTATCCGAGTTAGCCCACTCGGCGTTTGTAGTAATAGTATGGGGCTAGCATCTGACAAATTACAACAGCGACACGCTAGCGCGCTAATTTAGCCTCTATGAGCAGCTCGTAAATTCTATCTACCTGTGTCTCTATGCGATCTACCCGGCCGCGCAGGTTATGGCCGCCGTTCTTATCAGGCAGTAGCTCAGCCAGTATTGACTTTACCAAAAAGCGCAGGCCCATATAGAGCGCAGACAGGATAGTTAGTAGGCCCACTACAATAGCTATCACTGCCTGCGCATCCATTCACTTAGCCCCTATGCGTTTGTGTAAGTGACGCTTACTTCGCCGCCGTTAGCCATAAGGTTATAAGGTTGTAGTTCTACCCATCCCTCGTTGCAGCCTGAGAAGCCAACACCGTTAGCTTCGCCGTTCATACAGATTATGTTGCTAGTAGACCAGCCATCGTCTGCCCCTGATCCACCAGCTGACCAAGCTACAGAGCCTTGCAGGATGCAAATGCCATCCTGATACCAGCGCATTGCACAGGTAATATTGGTGTCATCTGGCGTAAAACCTAGCTGAGTGTTTGCACCCGCTACTGCTTCGGCTTGTGCGCCATTAGATGCTTGTACTCGTAAATCATACTTTGTTTGATTATTTATATGGAAAGTAACTGGCCCCATTTTATTTACCTTTCTTAGTAGTTGATGTAGAATTTATGCCAAACTGCTTTTCATTAGGTGCTATGGCCTTTAGCAAAGGCCCTACAAGGCCTGCTATAAAAGCATTAGCCAATACTTTAGGATCTGTAATACCGCTCATATACAAGACTGCTGCGCAGGTAACTGCGTGCCGTAAATACGACAGGCCAGCGGCCGTAAGTTGCTCTCTCATTTATTGCCCCTTTTCTAGCCCTAGTTTAGTTATTAACTCTGCAACCTTTGCAGGGCCAATATTGATCTCAAAGTGCATATCATCCGGTCTAGTCTTAAAGTCGCCGCCCCATTTAAGGCCATATTTTTTAGCCAGGGCGCGGATCATAGGCATTTTAGCCGCATCAAATGTGTTGTACTTGCCTAGCGGATGCTTTGTCGCATTAAGATCTATAGCTGTGCCGGATGCGTGACACGATAATTTTGTAGGATCGCCCCTAACCATCCTGTACGCATAGCCCCAGTCGTCAAACGTGCCCTCATCTATTGGCTCTATTAGCTCGTGGAACTCAGCGGCAAAGGCTGCAAGCAACGGCCCTACACTTTCGGCGCATCGCAGTTTGCGATCTGTGCCCTTGACCTTAAAAGGCTTTACGCCTATCTCGGCCTGATCCTTAGATGCAGGCCAGCCGTTGTAACTTGTCTCCATTAACCCAGTAGTGCCGCTACTTCATCAGCGGTTAAACCGAGTTTAGCGAGTACGGCTTGCTTAGCTGTTTGTGCTTCGGCTTGTGCTGCTTGTTTTACTGCGGCTTTGATATCACCTGCTGCCATCTCATCTAACTCAGCCTTTGTATATGGCTCTGTAGTTTCTTTGCCTGTAATTGCATCAATTGTTTTGTGTAAGTATGTCATTTTTTATGCCCCATATACATTTAGTGTGCCAGATGACCAAGTGCCGCTGCTTAAAAATACTGTAACGCTTGTAACTGCCGCACCACCGTTAAAATTACCAAAACCGTTAAAATGACCACCAGTGTTTGCGTTTCCACCACCTGCAAACTCAATTGGTTTTTTGCTTGTAGATTTTCCGTTTTCTAAATTTAACCAAAGACCACCAGTGCCACCAACATCTGCAACATCAAACGCACTCAATAGTCCAGGATAATTTAAGAAACTAATAGCCGTTGTAGTTTGTTGTAAAAAACCTTGATCGTAATCTGCAAGTGTAGTGCTGCCATTAAATCTAACTCTCATATCAGCACTTGTGTTTGAGCCAACAGTATCCACGGCCCAAATTGCTAATTTATTATAAGTCAAAGAGGAAACTGTAATTGTTGACAAACCTGACAATGCACTTGACGCTACAGTTGTCCAAGTATCTGACGTTGCACCTGACGCTTGAACATAATCGTGAAACACGGCTGCGCCTGTAGCAGTAAAATACAACATTCCAGCTTCGTATTGTGCTAAAGCTAAAGATCCTGCTGTATTAACAGTAGCAGTACCTGCTGTAACTGTGGTAGTACCTGCACCAATGTTCTGAATTAAAACAGTATCGCCAGCTGCAAACAGCCCAGTATTTACTGTAATAGTAGTCGAACCTGCTGCGTTCATTATTACAGTTGTGCCAGCATCGGCGGCTACAAGGACATAATTAGCTGTCTTAGCTGTAGCAGAACCACCGCCCATAGCTGTCTGTTGCAGGCTAGTCATCTGCGCAGCTGTTAGCACTTGGCCTGTTGTAAAGGTCTGTTTAGCCATTATCTCCTCCTAGTAACTTAATACGCCGCTGTCAAGCAGTCCGTATATTGCATCGTCTAAAATAAAGGCATCTATAATAGGCTCAAGCGTGGTAAATCTTACCTTAAACCTGTTTGGGCTTATGTCCATAGCCACGCCAAAAATCTGCAAGGTTTTAGTAAGCGTAGATGCCCCTGGCTGATTAGTAGTAATAGTTATAGGGTCAAAAAAATCTAGGTCTAGGGCTGCAATTATGCCTGCGTTGTAGTTATCTGTGTATAGATCTAGGGTTATAGCATCGCAGCGCACGCTAGTCTCAGCTCGGCTGGCTACATAGGCTTGTGCATAATCTAGGGCTACAGCATCTGTTTCCATTAGTAGACCCTGTTGATTGTAGCTATGCAGAAAATACTTTTCTATACTAGCCGCGTCACTTGCAGTCTGTACGCTGCCGCCTGCCCTAGTCACATTAGCTGTGTTATAAACCAACGTATCGTTTAGCACCCAAACAGCGTCAAAATAGGATATATCTGTGCCATCATCGTTAAACTCTACAGGCGTGCCTGAGACAGAGCTAGCCGTAAGCGCACGATCTTGGAATACAAAACTGCCTGTAGCGTCTACATAGAGTGCGCCGTACTCACTTGTCTCTACTGTAGTCAAGGCTGCTAAGGCTGTACGAGCTGTGCCAGGATCGGCCTGCATTGTCGTCAAACCTGCATCTACATCACGCATAGTGGCAGGCCAGTCAATAGCATCTAGCAAAGCATTGACACGCGCGCCAGATAGTTGGCCTGCACTTGTGCCAGGTACTGTAGAGATTTGTGCGTTTTGTGCTAGCCTAAAAGCATCTACTGCTGTAATGGTTGTATAGACAACATCTAGCGCATTTTGTGGGGTGTTTGTGCTGTAGCTAGTAATAAAGCCGCTAAAGATAGGGTAGGTGACAGCGGCATAGGTAGCTGTTATTAACACTTTACGCATAGGAGACAGCAGCCCAAAATAAGGACTACCAGGGTTTTGCGGATTAAAATCACCATTTTGATCTACTATGCGCAGAGTTAGCGTACCTGTCTGGAATAGGTCGGCCTGGGCATTACGGCCTCTGTTAGTTTGGATGCTGTCCACTTGATCAGACACATCTACAATTACAGCAGAGCTATCGCTTAGCACGTTAATATCTAGCTGCCCTTCGTTTAAAAGCAAAGATTGTGCAAAAGATGGGCCAGTAGAAAAGTTTATAACGGCGTTAATTGTAGGTACTGTCATTGTGGTATCGCCCCTGCAAAATTAAGATTATTGCCATAGCGATTATTTTGTTGTACAGCATCCTGTACGACCTGTATCAGACCGCTAGTTTTATCTACAATAGTTATCTCTACACCTTGTGGTACTTGTCTGCCTGTGCCATTTAGCCCTAGCCCTGCTGTAGAGCCCGTAAATCGCTCAGGCATATTAGACATAGATGCCCCTGTAAATGGCTCGTAGCCGCCTAGCGTTGCCTGTTGCGATGGCGTCAAAGCCTCAAAGCCAGATGCAGTTGTACCCTTAAAAGATGACAAAACATTAGCTACATTTTGTATTGTAGGTTGTGTTGTAGTTTGTGTGCTAATTATAGGTGTAATTTTTATGCTAGCCATAGCTTGCAGTAAGGCTAGGGCAGCGTTGAGGTTAGCCAGGTTTATAAGATCCTTAGGCACAAGCCCGGTTAAAATAGTTCCTATGGCTAACAGCTGTGTTTTTTGACCTGTTAGCGCACTCAAAATACCTAAGTCTGCATTGAGTTTTGTAGTTGCAGCAATTATAGCAGCCTGATCTTTGCTGGCTATTGCATCCTCTAAATCAGATATAGACTTTTTAACATTAAGGCGCGCTGTGTCGTTTGCTATCTGTATCAGCTGTGCGGCACTTGTTGCCTTGCCTAATTGCTCAGCCTGGTTAGTAAGAGCCGCTGCGTTTTGTATCTTGTCTAAGTCAAATACATCTGTGGCATTTGCTAGGGCTAGGTTGCCCTTGTCTATGGCTAGCTGTAGTTGCTTAGCCTTTAACTTTGCTAACTCATCTTTTGTTAATTTTGTTGTAATGTCGCCTGTTTTTTTTATGACCTTAAACTGCTCATTGAGGTTTTTTAAGTGTGCGTTATCGGTTGCTTTTTGTATGCCTGCAACCTTGCCGTATGCGCGGAAAGAGTCTAGTAAACCATCTT